TTAATAAACAACAATCTGATATTTCTGCTGAACCGGGTGAACAATCTTTAACTGGCTGGTGGTTGCGTTCTCAATCATCATTCCATAATGGTACTGGCATCAAATTCTATGACCCATCTGCAGGTGAAACCGCAATCCACCGTTTTGCAGACTCACAGAATGTAGATGTATGGACTAAAGGACAGGTAACACTTCTTAAACAAACAGCCAATATGACTGGTGTTACAACTGGTATTTATAAATTAATTTCTATTATGGATGGTACAAGTAATAAAATTCTTGCTTGGACTGTTCCAACGGGCACAACAATTAATAATTATACTGCTAGTGGAACTGCTGTTGCATATACAGATGTAACTAGCATAGGAACACCACTAGATACTGCTATCTTGTCAATTGCTACAGATGGAACTAATCTTTTTATAGCAGACAATGACCATATTTATACAGGTCCAATTGCTACACCTACTGCTGGATACTCTCGTTATTACAATACTGGTAATGATAAAGTTGTATTAGGTTGGGTTAAGCAGCGTCTTGTTGCTTGTATTGGTCAATCTGTTTACGAGTTGACTGCTAGCAAGAGTTCTAGTCATACACTTCCAACAACACCTCTTTATACACATCCTAATGCTGATTGGACTTGGACATCCATATCTGAGGGTGGTGCTGCTATTTATGTTTCTGGTTATGCTGGTGGCAACTCTGCTATCTATAAGTTTATATTAACTGAAGCAACTGGAAGTATGCCAACACTTACCTCTGGAATTATAGCAGCACAATTACCTACAGGTGAAATAGTAAATAAGATTGAAACCTATTTAGGTTACATGGTAATAGGTACTAATAAAGGTGTTCGTGTTGCAACTATTGGATCTGACAGTTCACTTAATTATGGTCCATTAATTTTTGAAGAATCAAATGGAGTGTATGATTTTGCTTTTAGAGATAGATTTGTATGGGCAACTGGTTCTATTGCTGGTCAACCCGGACTTTACCGTATTGATTTAGGTGCTGAAATTGTTACATCTCAAGAGTCTTTATATCGGCAGACTTTACGCTTTGCTTATGCTACTGATGCATTCTTGCCGGGTGTAAGTGGCTATGCTACAAGTGTAGATTTTGTAGGTAACACTGATCAGATTGCATTTACTACCTCTGGTAGCAATGGTATTGCTATTCAATCTACTACTGCCTTATGCGAAACTGGTTACTTAACTACAGGTAAAATTAGATACGGCACATTAGAACCAAAGAACTTTAAACGATTACTTGCTAGAGGTACATTTACTAGTGGTGTACTTACACTATCTTCAGTTGCTACAAATGCTGGTGGTAGTGATACTGAATTTGATCACATTGGTTACAGTGTTAATGTTAATCCAGTAGAAGTAACTACTTCTAGTCCACAAACAGCACAAGAATTTCTTGCTTATAAATTTTCTTTTGCCCGTGAAACTGATAACACAATTGCTAACTACACTACACTTGGTCCTATCTTTAGGGGCTATCAAGTAAAATCAACTATTGCTACACCACGTCAAAGAATAATTAAGTTTCCTGTTTATTGTTTTGATATAGAAACAGATCGTTTTAATACTGTATTAGGTTATGAAGGTAGAGCCTTTGATCGTATTAAACTATTAGAAGAAGTAGAAAAAACAGGAGATGTTTTAACTTGGCAAGATTTAACTAACAATGAATCTTTGCAAGCGGTTATAGAACAAGTTACTTTTACTCGTATGACTCCACCTGACAGAAGGTTTGATGGTTTCGGTGGCATACTAGAGATAGTTGTAAGGACAGTATAATGACTCTTGCTGACTGGGCTGCACTTGCAATTAGCATTTCTACTTTAATAGGTACCTTTGCTCTTATGGTTAAATGGTTAGTTAAACACTACCTCATTGAACTTAAAGCAAATGGTGGCAGCAGCATGCGTGACTCAGTTAATATAAATACTAAGCGGCTTGAAAGACTAGAACTACGAGTAGATGAAATCTACAGATTGTTGGTGAAATGATGACAGCAATTATCCCTGATATTAATTGGGATCCACGCCCTATGACAGAAGAAGAGCGTGAAGAGTGGTTTGAAGATGACGATGAAGTCTAAATTTGGACCGTATAAAGGTAGTGAACAGAATGGTGGTCGTCCCATCTATGTATTTAAAAAGAAGGTAGCAGGCAAAACAGTTACAACTAGTAGCAACAAAGCAAGAGTAGAATACAAAGAAAAAACAGGCAAGACATTATCAAAAAAGACAGATGTAAACCACAAGAATAACAAAGGCAGAGCAGGTAGTGATGCTATGTCTAATTTAAATACGCTCTCGCATAAGAAGAACGTAGGTAAAGAAAATAAACGCCGAGCAGGAAAGCGATAAACTAAATGATACCTCTAGCCCGTGCAGCACAACCGGCTGCAATTGCAATATTAAGACAAGCAACAGCCCTGTATCCAAAGAGATTGAAAGCATCCGATGGGCTGCTCCCATCTAAAGCACACATCAAACAGAATCCTAACTCAGATCATAACTCTGGGTTTGCATGCGATCTAAGTCATGATCCTAAGAACGGCATTGATTGCACAGTTGCATACACTGAGTTGCAAAAAGATCCACGTGTTAAGTATCTAATCTTTAAAGGACGTATCTGGTCAGAGGCAAAAGGTGATCGTGATTTTGATGGTTACTCTCACCCAGTACACCTACATATTAGTATCAAAGAAACTGCAGGAACTAATACTTCCCCTTGGTTTCCTTGGTTAGGGGACGCTAAAAAACTTAATAAGGTAAAAGCAGCACTCAAACCTAACCCTAAAAAGAAGGAAATCAAATGACCCAACTTACCAAGAATAAAGTACAGGCTATGTTTATGTCCTATGTTCGGGCTGGCGTAGCATCTTGTGCAGCCCTTTACATGGCTGGGATTACCGATCCTAAAGCCTACGCTACTGTCTTCCTGTCTTCATTTGCGGGTCCTGCTATGAAAGCAGTGGATAAATCAGCCAAGGAATACGGCAAGAAGTAGCCATTTAAAGCCTTCTAAGGCACCATACAGACTATAAAGCCCCTGCTTAGGTATCTCACCATACCTAGCAGGGGTCTTTTTTGTTTATAAGGCTTCTATTGGATCTGTAATGTTTACTATTTTGTACCCGTCAGCCTTCAAAGCCATGACTATATGGTTGGCTATTTTAGTAGGAGAGTCTGGCAAAGTTTCACCATACTCATCCCATAAGGTAGAACTGATGGTTAGGTACGAGGACATTACTTTTTCTTGGCTATTTTCTTGACTGTCACTTTAGGTGGTACTACTTCCATATGTTCTGCCCATTTATCAAACTTACGCATAGCAACCCATTCGATTACTTCAATTCTAATAAGGCTTACTAGTTCCCATACTGCAATAACTGCTACTGCTGTCCAGAATAACTCTACGTCCATTGTAGTCCTTCCATTCCTCGGTAAGATAGTATTACATCTTTAGGTTTTATATTTTTTCTTTTGCGTATTGCTTGTCGTTCTCTTGTGTTTGTACCGCCCCAGATACCCACAACATTCCAACTTAGAGCATACTCTAAGCAGTCAGTGCGTGCATCACAAGCATTACAAATCTTTAGTGCCATTGTATTTTCTTGTCTTAGTTCTGAATCAGGGAAAAAACTTTCTGGGTCCACATCTGCACAGTTTGTTTGCTTGTCTGTCTTAAACATCTATCCTCCTGTTGAGTAGAACCCTGTTCCTTTAAAATGTATTGCTGGTGCTGACCATATACGAACCATAGTGTAATTGCAAAGGGTGCATACTCCGGGCAGTGGATCTTGTGTTTCTTCTACTGTGCCACAATTGTTGCACTTGTAATCAAATAACGGCATTAGATACAATCATTCCCATCTTCCGGTGTTGACAATGTTAATAAGGAACCACAGTTTAAACACTCAGCATCTAAAAAGTACATAGATAATTCATTACCTTCAAAAGATACTAGTGCTTTAAATACAGTACAACCACATAGACATGCATCACCAATGGGATTGCCACGCAGATCCATTGATAAAGAATAGTTGGTTTTATATTCTGTAATAGGTATTGGTTCACTCATCTGTTACTTTATCTGAATCATAGAACGGTCTAAAGCCACCTAAGTTTTTTGTTAAAGCAACTAGCACACGCTGCACTTTCATACGTGCACCATCTGGAGTTGTCTTTAACTCTTTGGCAACTACACTCCACTCTGATTGTTCGTCCATAAATCTGAGTCTGAGTATGTTTTGCTTTGATTCTGGCAGTTTGTAAAAACCTGTTGCTATATCTGACCGTAATGCTAGCCAGTTATTGCCGTCTGTTACATCACCTTTACCAAACTTAAAGTTTAGATCCTGAATCTTGGCTGGTATCTCATAACTTTCTGTTATAATTGACGGAAGAAATGCCTCAACAACAGACAAATCGTAGTAATATAAGTCATTAGTTTTGTATCCAGCCTTCTTTGCTTTCTCTATTTCGCAATACTTTAATGCTGCATTACGCAATGACTTGGCTATTAAGTTGTCTTTGTCTTTGCGTTCATAGGTAGACCATTCTTTGTATTTCTTAGGATGAGATACAAACCAGACCCATAACTCTTGTGCTATGTCATCTCGTTCCAGCATTTGATACTTGCGATTGTATTCAATGGCTAGATTTTGCACCATGTCGTTGTATTCTTCTATGTAGTTGTTCATGGAATGTCTATTGTTCCACCTAAGATTGGCACAGTATATGGAGATACCTTCTTGCCATCTTGAATTAAGATACCTATACCTTGCTGCCAGTTAGCAGTACCGGATGTAAGGTAACTAGCCTGTTTAATATCCATCATGTGTCCAACTTCTAAACCAAATAAGGTTTGAGTCTTACCGTAAAAACCAACCGTGTCATGCTGTAACCCTAGTCTATGTGTGTGTCCACACACTACTGACTTACCTATTCTTTTTGCTAGGTTCAGTGCTGTTGATCCGGGCACTCTATTAAGTGCGCCTTCATCTCCGTGTGCCATTACCCAGCCGGGTAGCAACTCACGCATTCTATGTAAATAAGTAATACCTAAAGAAGAATACCCCAGCAATTCTTCTATCTCAAGTGATTTGAGGCTAGAAAAAGCAGGGGCATACTTACGCATGTAAGTATCTATTCTATCTGTATGGTTACTGCGTTGAATATAAAATGGTTTCTTTCCTAGTGCTGCTCTATATTGTGACATAATATCTTTTGTTAAATCTATTCCGTCCTGCAGCGTGCCAGCATATTCGCCTGCCATGCCTTTGTTCCAACGGCTAGGTTCAGGTGCATCTAACTCGTCACCTACACACCACAACTCATCAGGCTTATAATCTTTTATAAATTGAATTGAAGCCTTGACTGCTTTAGTATCGTGATATGGTATTTGAAGATCAGATAGAACTACTATCCTCTTCATAGGTACTCCTTAAAGGTATGCCTTCCCATAGTCCGCGCTGAACTAGTATGCCTATGGTTGCATAGTTCACTAGGTCTATGAGTGAATCTTCGATAGATTCGTAGTTCGGCGTGTCGTTCTTGTCACTACATAGATGGCTAATCCTTGCTAACTTGTCATACATTCGGACTGTTAGCCCATTCATTGCACCACCGGGTGCATTGGCTATGTTAAGTGGACCATAATCATTATGTTTTTTTATAAGGATCTGTAAACATTCTTGCATTATTCTTTTAGGGTCTTCGTTATTTTTCATCTAGTATCTTCCTTAACCCTTGGTCTAAGTCTTTCATTGACTCTTGCACATGTATATCTTCCCAAATTTTATCGGCTTTACCTATTGATGCAGCCACAAAAATACCGGCTAGTCCTGTTAACAATTCCTTAGTTGCTTGCGGATCTTCATCTACCATTTTATATATTTCATACAGTGCTAAAAGAATATTAAGGGCTTTAGTTTCTGATACAGGAATCCGAATAGTTTCTTTCATCTTTTTTATATCATCCCATATGCCTTCGTTAAGGGGAAACGCACTCTCCGATTCGCTCATTAATCCAATCAACTCCCATCTTGGTTATAACGCTATTGACATCTTCATTTTCTGGCATTGCTATTATGTTTACGTTGCTTAGTTCTCTTGCTATTTTCTTGCCAAACTCCTGACCTGCGGCATCACCGTCTGCCAATACAATAACTATGTCATAATCATCAAGGATACGGGTATAGTGTGACTTATAATTGCTTGCTCCGGGTATGCCTATGGTGGGATGTATGGTTTTATTACTCATTAAGATGCAATCAAACTCACCTTCGGTTACACATATGTACTTTTCTGCTACAAAGCAAGCCTGAGTATTAAACATAGTAGTCTTAGCACCAATTAATCCCATATACTTAGGGTCTTCACCATTCATACTGCGGAATCTTATATCTACCACGCCTGATGGCGTGATATAAGGTATTGCTAGTCTGCCTTTGTATGCTTCATGCCCCGGCAGAGGATCTTCTACCACTCCCAGATGAAAGATTCTGCCCTCGTCTACCGATAGACTGCGCGTTGCCAGATAGCCTTCTGCCAGTTCCAAATGGCTGCTGTACTGCTGAGTAGCCCGTAAGAGAAAGTGTTTCTGCGTACTTGATAGCCTCATGGTAACTCACTCCTTCCTTATGTTGTATTAATTTGTAGACATCTCCTGCTACTCCGCAACCATGACATTTGAATATGTTGTTATCAAAGTCTACTGCTGCTGATGCATGACTGTCATCATGAAATGGACACTTCATTTTGCGATAACCTGATCCACGGTTAGGTACCTGTGCACCTATATGTTCTAAGTATTCTCCGATACTATGCTTTGTCTGCATGTTTTCTGACAATCTGCATTGCTCTGTTGTAGGACATTGCTGCTACTGTATGGCTGTCTTGCATGACTGGTTCGTCTTTATGGTAATCAGACATTGCTAATTTTTCATGCCATTCCATTTGTTCTTGTAATTCTTTAAGTGCATTACTTAACATCTAATACCTTTCTTAGTAGTTCTACCCACACATGTACGGGCATAGTTGCATACCAATCGGCAGGGTTTCCCCGACCCTTACGCTTGTGCACAACCACGCCTGTCCATGCCTTGTCATTAGCCATCTCTGTAGCCAACTCTGTGAGCCAACCAGCCAAGTCCATCTTGGCATGATTTTTAATTTCTATTGTGACTCCGGGGATGCCGGAAACATCCCCTTTGTCTAATGTTGCACCAGCCAAGCGTCTGTCTACATAAGGGAACCATTCTTTTAGGTAGGCAACAACATCTCGTTCTGCTCCTGCGCCTTTGGCTTTGGCTGCGCTGCTCATACTAACTCTTTTTCAATAGCCTGAATAGTTGGGCAAGGATAAAGACGAGTACATCCTTCACAAATATATTCATTCTTTGTTGGCACCCAATCGGGTATTACATTTGGTTGGTGTAATTCTACTATTGCACGAAGAGCAAAGTATGGAGTTTCTAGAGTGCGACTATTCATATACTGTTTACTGTTTACAATAAATAGTAATTCATTGTCTGTCATACTATCATCTCCACTTGTCTATAGTCACGGACTACATCTTCAAGATACATAGAGCCGGGTTCAAATGATAAAGATATATATGTATTGCCAGTATGATCGGCTTTGCCGTATCTATTTTTGACTGGAGCAATACACAAGTAAACATCACTACCTTGCATCATCTGTCCTACTGTTAGTACCATAGCAGGTATCTGACTGACCATACCTTGTAATGCTGATCGCGGTTGGCAAGGAAAGCCGGGAGCACCTTCCTTTGTATGGTGTAAAACTAATACACATGCATTGGTATCACGTGCTAGATATTTTAACTCTTTCATAACTGCACGCATACCAGCAAACTCTTCATGCCCATCTATTGCTATGTCCATAAGATTATCTACTACTATAAGTGTTGGACTTCTACCCCACATAGTTTCAAATGCTGATACTTCTTCATCTAAATCTTTTAGGGTAGGTGATGGTTCAAATGACCAGTAGAGATGATTGTATTCTTTTAGTATCTCTCCTGCTTTAGTTGGATCTGTCTTTAGTATTTGTTCTGCTACTGATTGATTAATCTTGGATCGCATAGCAACTAAACGCATTGCCATTGTATGAGCATTGGTATCTGCTGAGAAGTATAGAGTTGGTTGCTTCAATCGTGCTGCTATATGCAACGCAATAGAAGACTTGCCTGCTCCGGGTGTACCTGCAATTACAGTTACCTCTGCTCGGCGTAGAATAATTCCTTCCCTTTGAAAAGCCTGAAAGGTAGGCGGCAATGGTTCTCCGCCTACCTCTGGCTTGCCAATACTACGGCGTAGTGTTTTCATTACTGCTTAGTTTGATCCGCTTGGAAAGTATTCCAGTCTGGCTGACCTGCTTTGATATATTGTGTGCCACACTTACTTGGATCACCTTGTTTAGCAGGACAGAAGTGTCCTTTGTATGGTCCAAATTTGCCTGTTAGTCCATGGATACGTGTCATTGTACCGTGAGGACACATGCGTGTACCATTTGTAGGAGTACCAGATAGCGGTACTGTTACTGTACTTGTAGCACCTAATGCTGCTGCTGCATATGCTGCATCTGGTTGTGGTGGTACTGCTGTATTTACTGGTGCGCTTCCACGCACTGCTGTTTCTACTTCTGTTACTGCTTCTACAATTTGTGAGATGTATGCAGTAAGTGCTGTAAATTCATCAGGTGTTTCACCACGCAAAGTAATTTGCGTACCGCCTGCTGTTTTTAGATTGATGCTGATAGGTGCTTCTGTGCTACTCATACTTCCTCCTTTAGTTTCTCTGTTAACTTCTTGGTATCTCTCCAAGATCTAACTTTCATTGCCAACTGGATACCTTTCCAGCCTTGTTTGATATCAACAAAGTGCAAGGTACATTCTCCACTGCCTGCTGGCAAGTGAACAATGATTCCTCTTTCAGTATTGATATCGCCCCAACTGCCACGGGTTGCCGTAGCAGGGTCATACGGCAAGCCGTGTGCATACACTGCTAACTGCATGGCAATCTTATGTGGATAACTAATACTACCTGTTTTTAAGTCAGAGATAAACTTCTCTCCCTTGTATTCGACTATGCGATCAGGTGTACCAGCAATCTTGAACTTATCTAACACGCAGAATTGTTCTATGTGTATGTTAGTAAAGTTTTTAGTTGCTTCATCATATGCTTGTATGTCTGCTCTGTAATCTTCTGGTATGACACCAAGGTCTTGTCCTCTATCTAACTTTTCAGTTAGTGTATGTATAGCAGTACCAATAGTTGCTGCTTGTGTAGCACCTGCTGCTTCCATTGCATCTTCTACTAACTTATCCATCTCTAATTTGTTTTCTCTTGCTGCACTTGCAGCGAGCAATAGGTCTGGGCGTAGTGTCAATCCGGCTGCAGCCATACGCAGTTTCCATGCTACTAATGCAGTGCCATCATCTAATGAACCTGCAACTGTAGTAGTGCGTGTGTATGGTACTGGCTTACCACCTTTAGGTGGCACAACCATAGGTCTACCATATCTATCTCTTGCTATCTCTAATTCTGACATTGATCCCCTTTGATTAAGGCTGGTAGATAAACAAGAAGGAGAGTAACTTATTTACCTACCAGCGTATGTATCATACACCTTACCCTTTAGGTGTATTCACATCATTACCGCAATGCGGACAGAAAGTATTCTTTCTGCCTTGCTTTTCGGTAATCATTTGGTTGCTTACATGTATTGGATGCATGTAAACTTTACATCTATTGCGTACTGTATTTAGACGCATGATCTTTTCTGTTTTATGTAAGACAGAAAGTATACCACTTGCGTTTCCATGGTGCATACCTGTTTGTTCAGAAAGTTCTTTCCAAGTATAGCCATTAGAATTACTATGAAGTAATCGCAATACTTTTAACTGTTCATTTTCTTCACGACCAGAGTAAACATTTTCTTCTGCTCTAGCCTTAGAAGTATCTGTTCCTGACCAGCCTGCTGTATTGTTGTATGGTAGGGATACGCTCATGATCTCTCTTGTTCTAATTCATTTACATGGACATCTTCTATCCATATATCTGCATCTTCTCCAAAGTTAACTTCTATATTATCTGTAATTAATTCTCTTGCAGTTGCTGCGTTGTTTGCTTGCAAGCCATTAATTGTAGCATAGATAATAACACTTGCTGACCATGAAGTTGATAGTCCTTCAAGTCCGAGTTCTTCAAGGAACTCACTTGCAAATTCTCTTTCAATGGTAACGGTTGCTGTATTACTATCTGTCCAGTCCAAATTACAAAACCATTCTCGTACTTTAGTGAGTGAGATATCCCGTTCCGCGATACGCTCTTTAAGTTTTGAGATGAGTCTTTCGAAGTCGTCTGCAGTTGCTTTGAGTGAGTCATATTCATCTGCTTTCTTTTTATAGGCAATGATTTCACTGGCTGTATACCAGACATCTTCAATCTTAATTACGTCCATGATTTCTCCTTATGCTGTTAGTAGTGCTAGTGCTTTGGTTTTAACTTTGTCACTGGTGCCTGACAAGGCGTTGACTGCTCTGCGATTGTCATCAGTACCTGCATAGTGGTCAGCGTATTCAACTACTGCTTGCCACAATCCGAATGCAGTACCTCTAATGTTTTCTTGGGTAGGTGATTCTGTATAGATATCATATGCACGCTCACGTGCAGTAGTTGCCAATGTATGTTGACGCTTTTGTCCTTGACTTAACAGGTGATAAGGACTATTGGCTACCTCTGTAGGTAATGCCCATACTTTTTCAAAGAACTCACGGGCTTGTCCATGTGATCTAGATTTTTGCAGCAATGCATCTGCTGTAACTTCATACTCATTGACTGCATCATATGTCAATTGAATAATGTTGCGGATATCATTAACAGATAACTTAGAGTTACTTGTATGTTTCATCCTGTAGGTATATGAATTGTATCTTTTGTTTGAGATCAAGCCATTGATCTGATTAGCACAAAACAATCGTTCAATGATTGGCTTGATTGCTACTGATGATGAACCATCATGCGAGGTTCTGACCAGCAGAAACGCTGCATGTGGGTCATTGGCTACATGAATACCTTTAGGTAATTCAAGTACCATGAACACACTAGCACCATTATTGTATTCTCCTGCTGCTGCATATCGTGCATCACCTGAGTCAATCAAAGTATCTAGCGCACTAAATACTTCCATGTTTTGCACGATCTTATACTTGTCACCAACTACACCGATAACAGATTCACTATCTTTAGTGCGTTTAATGACAGCCTTACGGCGAGGCACATATACGTTCTCAGTTATAGTATCATATGGTGATACAACTGTTTTGCGTTCAACGTACATGTTTGCTAGTTCAACAGTCCAATCTAATCCTGCTTGTTCTGCTGCGTATGCTGCTGAAGTAGCATTAACTGCTACTCCAGCCTTAACCCATGCTGAGTTTCTAGTTGTTATCATCATCATCTCCAAAGATTTCTGCTTCTACTTTAGGGTGTAGTTCTGCTCTCATTTTAGGTAGCATTTCACTTATGTTCCAGTCAGATTGTCTAACTCTATTAAGCAACAATGCTAAACTATAATCTCCTACCATTTCTAACAGTGCATCACCTTCATCTAACTTGCCCATCTCAAAGCATACAGTTGCAAGGATAGTAGCAGGTGCTAACTTATCTTCACCTTCTGCACGATTAGTAACCCATGCCCATGCTTTGTAGTAATGCTCAAGGTTGTTAGCATTAGTAAGTCCCATTGCATAATCACGTACAGTTACATTGTCTTTCATTACTGTTAATACATTTTCAATCAGAGGTTCATTGGCACATTCACTTGGGAATGAACGAATAAATATTTCTGCTTGAACTGCTGCTGCTTTATCATTTGTTAGGGTTAACATGTTCTTCTCCTTTTGTTATTGTTAGTAGTTGTGTACCTTCCCATGACCAGTCATAACTTGTGTCATGTGCTAGCGTTTTTGTTACTTTGCGTAATGCAGCATCATCATCATCTGCACGAACAAAGAACTCTATGTTTACTACATACATATTTTGTTTTAATACCATTTGTGTTTTCTCCAATGCGACCAAGCGATTGAGGGTTTGGTATATCTATGTTCGATATACGACAGCCCCCGTTCAATCTGCGCGGGGGCTGGCGTGCCTTTCTTTGTCTTTAACATTTGTGCAATTCCATATGCTGACGAGTTAGGGTTGTCAGAAGTATGATCCCAATTGGATTCTTTAGTCCAGAGTTTTACTAGTGCTTTGTACTCTGACTTACCCCAGTCTGGATACATGGTGGACATTATTGTCCACGCATATATCTTAGATAACTGGCGTGTCCATTTGATGCTTGGATCTTTGAGTGATTGACATTTAATTTGGTCTGCTACTGCTACAGCATATGCTTCTGTTGGCGTAACAAAAATGTTACCTACAAATAAATATACTGATGTTAGTACTGACCATATCTTTTTAGATTTATTCATTGTCTTCTTCAATTTCGTTTAGGGTTTCCCAAAGAATTGGCTCTAATGCTTTTGCTGCTTCATCTAATTTTTCTTGTAATGTTTTAGTCATTTAGACCTTCCTTTTCTTTGTCAACACACTCTTGGCATGTATATCCATATAATCCATTGGCATATTCTTGCACATAAAGCATGTTGTGTGATTTTTTGCAATCAATACAGTTACGCATGTTTCTGTATACAACTTTAGTCATTATGTTTCTCCAATTCTGGAATAGATTCTTCCAGTTGTCGTTTGTATTCTGCATCTGGGTCATATTCTATTTCTACTTCATGTAGATATAGATATTCTGTTTGCCCATTCATCCACTTACCTTTCATGTTTGGCAAGTCTTCTAATTGTATGTTGCCATTTTGTAAGTCTTCAAAGTATTCAGTTGCTGAACTGATATGTGGTGCATCAAATGAAACATTTGAACGGCTTTCTTCAAACCATATAAAACTATAGCGCGGCATTAGAATGGCTT